CCCACCGACCGCGGCGTACAACCCACGTCGATATGCACGAACGCCCATGTGCAGGGCGCCGTGGTCCATGAAGGCGCCAGGATAGTATTCCATCTTCTCGGAAAAGGCTCGGATTGCAAGTCGCTCCCCGGCCGACGTGTGCCGCCAGTGATCTCCATAAATCACGTGAACACCTTGTCGCGTGAAAGCCTCGCGAATGGCAGCCGCCGCAAGCGGCTCCAGATAGTCATGGTCATCTGCCTCGACGATCACTGCTTCCGGCGGGGCAAGCTTCACTCCAAGGTGCCGAGCATAGTTCGGTCCGTGGGACTTCATCGTTGAAACTGCAATAATGCGATCATCGGCCGGCAATGACGGCATCACGTCGTCCCCAGCGTCATTGACGACGACGATGCGAATCCTGTCTTCCGGCACATCCTTGCTCGCGAAGATCGCTTCAATCTGTTGCTTGAGTTCCGCGCATCGATTCCGCGTGGCGATCACGAACCACAGCAACGGGTCAGAAGTTACTGCCTTGTCTCGCCCCAGCCAGCGAACCTTCGTCTTCGGAATCCTGCTGTACGGGTCAACAGCAGAGTCAAGGTTGGTAGTCGGCGACGGATCACCACGGGAAGTGACGAGTCGAGCAAGGCCGGCGCCCACCAAGGCCTCGGCACGCGCATCTGTCACCTGGCACAGATCCTTCTCGCGCTCGTACCACTCCCCGTCTTCCTGGCGCCGCGTGCCAGGCTCCCCGGTGAATATCACGAAGGGCATGTGATGGGCTCTCCTCACATGTGATATCGTCTAGAATCAGTCTTTACAGCCACAACAACAACGTGAATCCCCGTGCCTTGCCTTGCCCCGCCGTGCCATGCCCCGCCGTGCCATGCCGGGCCGCGCCTGGCCTAGCCCTGCCACGCCACGCCCTGCAAACATCATCATATGCATTTGGCTTGCAAAGTCAAACAAAAACGCCCCAGATTTCTCTGGGGCGTCGTTGATCGTCTAGGTCACCGGGCCTCAGCCAGTGATGCCGTCCGCGTACACCCAGCCCTGCGTTCGCGCGCACAAGCCGTCGTACCGCTCCTTGATCTTCAGCCAGAACTCGTCGTTGAGCCAGGCGTCGTTCGAACCATCGTAACCCTTGTCACTCAGGTCCATCACGATGCCCTTGCGGTTCCAGATCCAGTAGTCGTTCGGCCGCCCAAAAAACAGATAATTATTGGGAACATGCGTGCCCGCGTTGACATACTTGTAGTTCATCACGCGGGGATACATTCCCTTGTTGAGGTCACCGCCAACACCCGGCGCGTATGCGCGCTCGAAAATCGGCCGATTGTCGCTGTCCTTCAATTTGCGAATGCGCTTCAGGTTCGTGTCCGACCCGACCCAAACGCATGCCTCAGTGTCACGATACTGCTTCGCGAGCGTGTACTCCAGCTCGACAAGCACGTCGTAACTGAGGGCCCCGCCTGCCGCGTAACTCGACAGACCACTCGTATAATACAAGCCATAAGGGGCGTCCGAGTTCTGTCCGATCAACATCTGCTTGTCCTTCTCCGCCGCGAGCGCGCCGGAGAACTCGTCACGGATGAGGGCGACGATGTCGTACTCCTCCGTGTCTTCGATGGTCTCCATCGTCAGCTTCGCGAACGCGCCGAAGCTGTACGCGTACCACTGATCCCGACTCAGCGTCGGGGTGGACTCGGTGTAGCTCGCACCTTCGGCCTTCGACACGACGCTCACCGTGCCGAGCTTCGGCACAACGCCGCGAATCTTGGAAGGCGTGAACTGCCGACAAAGCGGCACGAACTCCATCTTCTCGTACTCCTGCGTCACGATCATGTCGGACACGACCGTGGGCAGCATGTAATCCGCGTGCGACGATCCGGTGCCCTCACCATCGCCGGTGTTGAGCGGTGCACGAAGCTGTGGTCGGCTCTTGAAGTAGTCCTTCATGGTGTCGATTGCCGCATCGCGCGACTCACACGAACACGCCTGCTTCAGAGTGCCGACGAACTGACGCGACTCATCATCGAGCTTGTCCACGAGCGTACCGGGACGCGCGGGAACGCCGGTATCCAGGACGCGAGCCTTCGACTTCTCGATGCGCTCCGCCACCTTCGCCTCGACAAGCGCCTCAATCTTGGCATTCTGCGCGGCTTCGGCTTCCTCCACCGCCTTCGCTTCCTCGGCCTCACGCTCCTTGGCTTTCTCGGCCTCGGCGCGCTCGGCTTCCGCCTTCTCTCGCTCCGCCCGAACGGTTTCGAGCGCGGCCTGGGCAGCCTTCGCCGCTACGGCGTCCATCGCTGCCTCCAGATCCTTCTGATCGAGCTCCACCTTCGCGCCGTCATTCGTTCCATCGTTCGTGCCATCGTTCTTCACCGTTCCTCCTCAGCCGTGTTCAGGCTGCTTTCGCTACGAATGTAATCGTCTAAAGGCCGACCATTCGGCCTTCATTTTCGCCTCAGGCTCCTAAGAATATCAGCCACCGACTTCAACTGTACCGCACGCGGCTTCGCCGGCTCATTCACGGCAGGCACAACGAACACGAACTCATGCTCGTCGCTCGTGCGGAACCCGAACGTGTCCGGGTCACCAGCTTCGACCGCGATCACGTCACGCATCTCGTCGATGCCCTTCTTGTGTTTCTTGACCCAGGCAGTTGCCTTTGCAACCGTCCAGCCCTTCGCCTTTGCGAACATGTAGTTCTGGATCTTCGTCGAGCCCTTCGGCGCAGACTTCAACTTGCCGATCACCGACTTGATGCCCTGGTCCTTGCTGATGTCGATGGTGCGGAACGAGCCGTCCACGAACAACTTCGGATCTCGCACACGAATGCGGATGGTCTTCTCGTTCTCGTCCGGCGCCGGCCGCTCGCAGTCCGCAACGTCCTCGTCGGCCAAGGCCGTGAATTCCTCATCGAGCACGACATCCTCGTCCGGCTCGTCTTCCGTGCGCACTTCGTGGGGCACCAACTCAGGAACCTCGAAGCCCTGCGCACGCAGCGTCGCCTCAATCGCGGGGAGAGAACGTCCGCCTGTGCGCAATTCCCGCAGGGAATTCGTCAGCGCGTGCGGATCAGCAGGCACCGGCACAGACGAATACTCCAGGAGTTCAGTCTCGACGAATCGGTCCCACACGCGGCGCGCGTCCACGACATCCGATTCCTCGGAGTTCTCCTTCTTGATGCCGACCTCACTCGGCTTCAGGCGCTTGTACTTCCGCACGATGAATCCGAGGCTCCACGCGCGAAGATACCCGTTCTCAATCAGCCACCACACCTCGCGCGACAAGTCCGTCTGAAGATGGAACTGCGGCTTGCCAGCCCACTTGTCGCCCGAGCGCGACGTGCCCTTGATGTACTGCACGTTAGGAGACTTCGCGATGGGCAGCGAACGATAGTCATGCGCGAACAACACGACGGGGTTCCGTCGATAGTGCTTGACATCCAGGCCGGCGGCGTCCAGCACACAACCGTCGCGTGCCAGCTTGTTCGTCGAGAACGTTACGGTGCACGACGGCGTCTTGCCGTCCTCGCGCGTGATGTCAGACATCTCAACTTCCGGGTGCACGACAAGACCGACCTCGCCTGGAGCGAGTTCAACCGTCGGAAGATCGGTGTTGCGCAGGAATTCCTCAACGGGAACGTCTTCCTCAATGAACTGGTCGGGATTGGTGATGGGATCATATTCGTCGGACATGCGTCCTCCTCGGGCAAGTTGCCGTTGGAGAATCGTCACGCATGAGCAATGGCGGTAGGAAAAAGGCGGGGATGCCTGGCCTCACTTGTGGCCTACGGGCATCCCCTGGAGAGAGGAGCAGTGAGGCAATCGTCTTGTCTCACTGCTCCTGTCAAACTACGTCAGGCAACCAGCGTGGCCGCGGCCGAGTAGGCGCGCGCCTTCTCGTCGGCACGCGTCCCGAACAGCGAGGAGATGCCCGCGTTAGGGCCCTCGCGCCAATCGGCCACTTCGGTCACCGCGTTGTAGGCCGCCCACGCCGTCCCGCCGAGGCGCGACGGCTCGAACGCCTTGTACTGCGCGATGCACGTGTCGCGCAACTTCGCGCGCCGCTCCATGAAGTTCTCGAAGTCCTTGCGCGCGACGGCCATCTCCGCCATGACGTTCGGGTCCACGTCCTTGGCGAACACGGTCTCGGTCACGCCGTAGGCCTGCTCGAACATACGCAGCTTGCGCGACTTCTTCGGCGTCGGGTACGCGGCCTCGAAGATCGCGAGCATTTCCTCCGTCGTGACGCGGCGCTTCGCCATCGCCGTGAACAGGTCCTTCGTCTCCTGCTGCGACTCCTCGAACTTCGCCAGCAGGTCGGCGGCGAGCTTCATCTGCGTCGTGGCGTCGGCCTTGTGGTTGATACTGAAGCGCAGGATGGCGTTCGACTTCGCGGCGGTGTTCGTGTTCGAGCAGACAGTGCGCACGTCCGTGCGACCCATCCAGTGCGAGATGCCGGGCTTCGCCGACAGGTTGGCGAGCGCATACGCCTCCATCGGGTCGCCTTCCACCTCCCACGAGCCGACCTTGAAGGAGATGAACATCAACGCGCCCTGCTTGATCACGCCGGCCGTTTCGACCTCATACGTCTCCGAGAACTTGTCGAGCACCTCCGCGATCTCATGGTACTGGTGGAGGTGCCAGTCCTTGCCGACGACACCGAGGTCGCGCACAACCTGGTCATCGTGCGTCGGCTTGCGCACCACCATCGACTGCTTCGGCGAGATGTGCGTCACGCCGTCGATGGTGAAACTGATCGGCGCCTTGACAAACACGATGTCGCCGCCGACCTCGCGCGCGGCCTGGCTCGCCGTGATCCCATGCGTGTCAGCGTTCCAGATGTTCGGGATCTCGTGCCACGCCGGCTTGTTCGACCTATTCCTGTGCCTCTCACCGAGAATGTCGCTGCTCATCTGTACATCCCTTCGTTTGTCGCAGGACCGTCACTCAACCGAATGCTGAGCCGCTGCCTGCGTAAATTGACTTAACTATTAGCGCGGCAACACGCGCCATGAACGTCCCTCACGCACAATTGTGTATCCCGCATTTTCCAAATCCAACTCAAACACTCCGACGCTCCCGCCGATGCTCCAACGCCGGCCGCTAGACGCAATTTCACACGCCCGATGGCTGAGGCGCAATGCATCAATGAGTTGATGTGCCGACATTGCGCGCTTCGCCAACAATTCATCAATGTCCTGAAGCATTTCCTCGGGCAGGCTTTCGTCGGTTTGCGTGAACCAGTTCATGTCTTGCTCCTTTCATTTACATAATACAAAATGACCATCACATGTCAATCATTATTTTGAAAAGAATCGATGGAAATGAACCGTCGCAGAATGCTGTTCCGCGACGGTTTATGTCACGCCAACTGCTTCAGCCTGCGGGCAACACGCTTTCGATACGCGCGGAAGTACTTTCCGATTGCAGTCGCGACTGGCTTCATGAGCGCATCATATTGCCGGACCCACACATCGGCAATGCGGCCAGACACATCCTCCGCACGTGCTTCCTTGTCAAATGTTCCTGCGCTTGCGCAACGACAGTTGCACACTTCCTCGGGATGCCCGCTGGCCGGATCCGCGGGATAGCGCAGCCAGGCCGCGCCAACGCGAAACTTCGAGTTCAGCTTTCGCACCTGGTTGTGTGCCGCCATGTGAGTGTCACGCACGTGTGAGTCCTTCGTGGCAATCCATTGCTTGTACGGAATCTTGCGAGCCTCGCGCAATGCCTGAGCACCTCCGTTGAGAGCACCGATCGTTTCAGTCTGCGCGATGTTCTTCGCGCGCCGCGCAGCATTCACGACTATCGACTCGTCGATGTCGTCCGCTATCTCTAGAGCCGACTTCCCAGCCGCAATACCCTCCCGCACAACTTTCAGCAACTCGTCACGATTCGTGCGCGCTATCGTTTCCTCCCAGTGGTCCTCGGCGCGCTCCTCCAAAGCCTTCACGAATGGCTCGCTGTCCATCTGAATGTCGGGGTCCTCGTCATCGGCACGCGCGCTCTTTTCTTCCGGCTCACTGGCCAGCATCGCGGCCTCAGTCTTCGCACCCTTCTTCACAAGCGCATACACGAGAGGCTTCATGCCCTTGTCGATGTGCGTCGCCTCCACCTCTGGAATAGCCAACGCATCCGCAATCTCGGTGGGGGTCATGTCCTTCAGAGCCCGCACGAACGACTTCTGCTTCTTCGCCGCCGCTTCTTCCTCCTTGTCAACTTCGTCTTCCTCGTCGTCTTCGCCCTCATCAGGCTTAGGAGGCGGCTCCTTCGGCGGCTTCTTCTCCTCCATCCCCTCGACCTCAACAAGCGGCTTCACCATCGCATTGATCATCGGACTGTCGGCAAGCTGCTTCACCTTCTTCGGCAGCGGGTCAAGGCCGAGAACAATCATGCGCCACTCGTTCGGTGAAATTGCGCCCAAGCGAAGACCGTCGTTCGCCTGCTGCAACACAATCTCCTCGTTGCGCGGCACGACTGACTCGAACTCCATGACGAGTTCCTCGGCCTCATTTGCTCGGAACCGAGGAGCGAGGAATGTGTTGATGCGCTGCTGAATAAACCGCAGCTTCGGATCTATATTCCACTGGGCAAACGAGTACTGAGCAGCCTCCATGTTCGCGCGCGAGGCATTCTCCAGCATGCCGAAGATGGCTGCTCCAACGTTGAACACAGACATGATGCGCTTGCGCACGTCTTCGGCCGACTTGAGGAAATCCATCTCGGCTGGCTTGTCGCCCCACCGCTCGTATTCCCAATCACCGCTCAGGAGAAGACATCGGCCGGCACGCTTTGCTCCAACGAAGCGACGCAACATCATCTCCATGACCTTGCGACGATCCTTCGTAAGCTTGCGCTGCTCCGGCGTGTCGCCCTTCTTCTGCATGATGAATCCAGGCTTGACGACGTTGCGGAACGTGTGATCCTGGGCCTCGATGATGTGCTCGTCGGCATTCACGGCATGCGCCGCGCCAACCAATGTTCCCACACCATATCGATTCGAGAGCGTTCCAGGATACCGGAAGTGCAGAATTTCCTTCGGTCCAAACTTCACGGCCTTGCTGCGATCACCATTCGGCTCGTAGACGTATCCCTTGACCCACTCATCCGTGCGCTTGCCCGGAATGATGCGCACGAACTCGCCAGGAAGAGGCCACAACTCCTTCACAAATTCAGAGCCGAGGCGCTCCCCCTCCTCCGTACCAGCCATCCACCAGTAAGTGTTGCCGATGAGTTCCAACTGAGTTGACAGGTCGTACAGGAGTTCACTCGTCGTGATGAAATCGTTGGGATGCTCGAAGACCTTCACGAACGGATGCTGGCTGTCAAGCTCCTGCCAGTCCTGCTTGCGCTTTCCCGGCACCTTGCGGTAGAACTTGCGCTCGGCCCCAGAAATAGCGAAGGCGATCACGCGAACACAAGCAAACGTCCAACCCAGATTGTGTTCCATGTACGTCGTGAAGTTTTGCGGTTGTGACTTGCCAAGCGTCTGCTCCCAGCGGGAAGCCACGCCGCCGAACACGACATCAACTCCCGCACGCTCAAACACGTCCGCGCGCTCCGCGTCAGACAGACCGCGCATGAATGCATTGAGTTCCGCCTTTTCAATATCGGACAGATCGGCATTCAGCAATCGCTCCAACTCAGAAGACATCAAGGCCTTAGCAGAGTCCTTCGCCACGGCCTTCCGGCGCGGAGTCGAGCCGATCTTCTTCGCCACCGCCCGTCGCTTCTTCTTCGCCACCGCCCGTCGCTTCTTCTTCGCCATTTCGCAACCCTTCGTGCAACAAGGCACGCCGAACTTCCGCGCGCAGCGCGTCCTCCACAAGGTCGACTACACGCTCGACTATCGCATCGACTACTCCGAGATCGAACGCAAAACCCGCGCGCGTTCCCTTCGCTTCCGTGCACGCTTGGCCGACGGCTTCTCGTATACCGCGTGCATGCGCACGTCCGCCGGTATCCCGGCCTTCTCCACGCGATGTCGAAACTCCTTCAGAAGACGACGAAACGCCCGCTCGTCGACCGGACCGTTCGGCGCCTCCACTCGAACCCGTGTCACGTTTGCCACGCACAATCCTCCTGCACAATCAATCGTCTTCCAGCGTCCATTCAATCTCGTCTTCGAGTTCTTCCATCAGAGCCTTGAGTTCGAGTTCGTCCTCCTCGTCGGCCTCAGTCTTGACCTTGTTCAATGGAGCCTCACTTATGCGGCGATCCGTACCTTTCGGCTGGAACGTCGCGTCATCTGACTTCATTCCGGCGATGGCCACGCCCATCTCCTCAGCAATCTGCTCCATGGTCTTGCCCTCATCCGAATCCTGCGGATCTCCCCACGGCCAGCAGGCCAGGGCAAGGGCCTCGGCAGCATCCGGAGACTGTCCAGCCCGCTTCTTATACTGGTCCTTGGACTCAATGGCGAACTTGCCCCCGCGTATCTCATACTGCAACTTCGGGAGCTGGTGGCGAAGCACTTCCTTCATCTCGTTCGTCAAGTGCTTCATGCCGAGCCGTCCGTGTTCGAGGCGCTTTGCCAGGTTCCACAGGAGCTCCGTCTTTCGGTCGACGAAGATGTCATGCTCGTGCGCACGGCTCGCGAATTCCACGCCGTGGCAGTACTTCCAAAAGCCTTCCTCCCGCCCCGAAAACTCGACCTTCGCGAACTCCTTGAGCCAGTCCACGACTCCCATACCGCCCATGCCAGTCGCGTCAATGTTAACGTTGCGCGGATCCACACTCCAGTCTCGTGCCAGTGAACGCACGAGCTTGACGGCCTGTGGGCCAGAGGTCATGGGATGCAATTCCATGTGCAACACGTCGGTACTGGTCATGACGCACAAGGCAGTGTGATCGGCTCCGAATCGTGCAACGTCAACACCCATGAATCGCGCACCAACGACGGGAGGATTGATCTCCGTTTGAAACGCACGCTCCACCCATGATAGAGCGATGAGCTTGTTGGTCGAGTCAGTCGGAAACTCTCCCAGCACGTGGCCCCGCCACCATGCATTCTTGTGAGCCAACACGCGCGGCCAGTCCGGCCAGGATTCCCAGTCCTTGACTGGCCCGGCCGGAAACGTGATCGGCTTGCCGTCTCCTATCACTGGGTTGTTCCAACGATCAACGATCCACTCGCGCGTCACGGCGCCTGGGGTGAGTTCCTTGCCCGCCAACACGTTGGGGTGTTGAAAGCAATTCGAGGTGATCTGCACCCAGTCACTCGTCGGCGCGAATGCACGCTCGAATTCGTTCCCCGATGCGGTCGGGTTTCCGAGCAACACGATGGTTGCGTCCATGCCCGTCGCCAACGTGCTGGCAGCCTGTATGATGCGATCATCAACGCCGGCGGCCTCGTCTATCACGACGATGATCTTCGCCGCGTGAAACCCCTGGAATCCGGTAGGACGATTCGGATCGGCCGTGAAGTGCGTGGCCACGAGGTGCCCACGAATCCTCCACTGTTGATCCCCCGGCAATTCGTCAGAGCGAAGACCGAACACCAGCGCGTGGCCAAGATCGTCCGTGTGCTGGTGCATCTGCATACGCTCTATGCAACGCTTCATCTCCTCCCACGGAGCGCCCTTCGCCTGACGCCCGGTAGGCGCCGTGAGAACAACCAAAATCGATACCTTCGGATCATAGTTTATGAGGCTGAACGCCGCCATGAGATTACCGGCGCCGAAGCCCTTGCCGACGCCGTGGCCGGACTTCCAGGCAATCTTGCGGACGTTCGGATCCATGGCCTTGTCGATGAGCAGCTTTTGGTCCGGCGTCAAGCGTGACCGAAACAACATCTCACAAAATCGCGTCGGCTTGCCCTTGAGTTCACGCTTGACGACCTCCGGAAGGCGCAACTTCAAGGAAGCCATCCCCGTGTTGTCGTAGAGCTTGCGAACGCGCGTTTGCTTACTCATCGAGGGCATCGCTCTCGTTCGTGAGCAGTCCAATCAAGCCAACGAGCGTGGCGTGGCCCTGGATGTCCGACGGCTCGCCCTGCCTCAGGCGTTCCCATCCGAGGGATGTCTTCATGAACTCGGCAATCGCCTTGAACTCATGCACGGAAATCGGAGCCTTTGGCACCGGCTGCGGCGGCTTCGCAGCCTTTGCCGCCTTGTATTGATCCCACCACTCCGCAAGGGCGGCCTTCAGCATGTCGGGATACACGTTCACGAGTTCGGCACACTTCGTCTGGGCAGACACAACGTGCTCCACGGCCTTCTGCATGTCCTGCATGTCACGCTTCGACAGCGCGTTCTGGAGTTCCTTCAACAATTCCTGCTCGCGCAGGGCACGCTTTGAAGTCCAATTGTGCGTCTTGGAATACCGCGCCACAGACACACCAGACACATTCAATCGCTCGGCGATTTCCTTGTGCGTCAGGCCAGGCGTGTTGACATACGCAATTTCGGCCAGTCCCCACTCCATCTTCGATGGGGCCTTGGTTCTTCTGCGACGCCGTTTCTTCTTCGCCGTCTTCACCTTCTTAGGTGCATCACTCATGACACATCAACTCGATTTCCACAGGCACACGTCATGGGAATGGGTCCGTGTATCCCCTTTGGACCAAGCACCTCTGCCCCGCAGGCATTGCACGTTCCAACGAGCGTGCGCGCCTCCGTATCGTCAAGCGTTGCATGCTTGCGCGATGCAACGAGAGCGCAAGCACCAATTTCACACAGCTTATCATTCTTCAAGAGTTGCACACCGCTGCGTTTGCGCAATCGATACATCGAAGGATTCGCATTCATGAGGCCGGCATCCACGAGGCCCAACACCTTCACTGCGTCCGCGGCCTCGTGCATGGCCACTTCCAGCTCCGCCTCGGCAGCATACACGTCAATTCCTAACTCATGCGCCACATCCACGCATGGCCGACCAACGACGGCGCAAAGCACGAACAGATTCCGACGAATGGGCGACGACAGGCGTGATATGACCTTGCCGAGGAGTTCCTCGATCTCGGATATATGGTCCGCGTCCTCACGCCCAAGAGTGGCTTCTCCAACGTCTCCAAGCGGGTCCAACTCGAACCGCGGCTTGTCTCCGTGCCTGCACGGACGGCGCTCGTTCGCCCGAGCAAAGTCGAGAACTGCGCCACGAATGTGAAGCTTCAGGAAAGCCTCGAACGGAGTGCCGCGGGAAGGATCGTAGTTCTTGGCAGCACGACGAAATCCGTCGAACTCGGCACCCTGCACCTCGTCAAACGGAATGCGCCGCTTCGCGCACACCTTGCGCGCCTCGGCCCGCACGAGCGGAGCATACAATTCCGCCAGTTGTTCCTCAATGCGACGCGCACGCGCAATGAACCGCCACGCCTCAAGTTCACGCTCGAACATCCAGCCCAAGTGATTATTCTCCAGTCACATGGGCAAGACTCGTGGGGGGGTGAATTACTTCAAGTTATTTGTGCTTTTTGTTCTTAACCAAAAAGAGGCCAAATGCTCTGGCCATCTCCTGCCGCTCACCGATAGAATCCGCAAGCACAACCTCGTCAGGATCAATCATGTCGATGCTGCGCTCAGACGTATCAGCATCCTCGGTGACCAAAGGCTGATCGGCTCGACGCATGCGCAATATGACTGCTCCCATGTTG